CTAGAACAACCCGCCCATCATCTCTGGCTGCCAGTTCATGATCACTAGCTCTGAGCTGGCTGGCTGTCCTCCCTGGCGTTGATTTGCCACGCTGTACTTGAGATTGGTCTGCTCGATCTGGAAGCCGGCGAACGCCTCGCGGATGTCGGGGTGGTCGTTGATGCTGACCATCACCTTGCCTTTGCAACGATGCATGAAGTCGGCCATTTGCAGGTAGTTCTCGAACGGGAAGTCGACGCCGTAGCCTTCGGTCTGCCAGTACGGCGGGTCCATATAGAAGAACGTATGTGGGCGGTCGTAGCGCTCTGCACAATCGAGCCAGGTGAGGTTCTCGACGTAGGTGCCGGCCAAGCGCAGGTAGGCGGCCGACAGATTCTCTTCGATGCGGCAGAGGTTGATTGCTGGACCAGTAGTGGCGGTGCCGAAGCTCTGGCCGTCGACGCGGCCGCCGAAGGCGTGCTGCTGCAGGTAGAAGAAGCGGGCGGCGCGCTGGATGTCAGTCAGCGTCTCTGGTCGTGTGTCTTGCAGCCACTTGAAGACCTGCCGGCTGCTGAGCGCCCACTTGAACTGGCGAACGAACTCTTCGAGGTGATTCTGAACGATCCGGTAGAGATTGATCAGCTCGCCGTTCACATCGTTGAGCACTTCTGTCTTGGCGGGTATTGGTCGCAGAAAATACAGGGCCGCGCCGCCTGCGAAAACTTCGACGTAGCATTCGTGAGGGGGAAAAAGGGCCAGGAGGCGGTCAGCTAGGCGGCGCTTGCCACCTAGCCAAGGAATGATCGGTGAGGATTGCATAGACGCTCCGTTTGGTAAGTGCGTCTATGCTGTATCTATATACAGTATTGTGCGAGGGTGAAACGGTTCAGTGGGAGGGGGCGCTTACGCTTCGCACACCTTGGCATATTGGGCCATCACCTCGTCCTCGGAGTAAGGGTATCTACGACGGGTAGACTGGTCTGCCCTGTATAGCATCAAGAAGCGTTCGGCCGAGAAGCAAGTTGCCATGGCCATCTCAAGTGTCGGCTCGGGCATGTTTTTAGCGAATTCGCGCAGGCATGCATCCTGCGCTGCGCCTTTAGATCCCACGCAATTCCCTAAGTCCTGATAGTAGGAAAGCATGCCATAGGCGGTTAAAGCCGCCACTGGAACTCCTAGAAACAGGGATAGATTGGCCAGGCTTTTGATCATCGCTCCGCTCCGAATGGCAAAACGGCATCATGCTAGATGTCGCTGATCAGCTCCAGCGGATTGACTGCAGTTAGTGAGGGGTTGGAAAGCATCCATAGATGCTGGGGCGCAACGCGACGAACCAGGTGGGCGCGGAACAGGGGTTCGCCTGCAGCGCTGAATGCCCAGGCGACCAGCTCGGAGCAGAACCAGCAATCATCTTCCTGCCAGTCGCGCCCGCGTAGGGCGATGCCGGCGACGCCGAGCCAGTCGTAGGGGCGGCCCAGCTGGCTGGCGGCGGCGTCGAGTACGGCGTTGCGATCGCGTACCGAGAACTCGACCAGGGCGGCTTGGCTGGCCAGCCGCAGGCGCTCGGCCATTGGCAGGCGCACCACGCCGGATGGGGCGACGGCGCCGATCAGCTCGGGTGCCGCGCCCCGGTCATCGACCAGATCCACATGCGACCATGTCGACCACGTGCCCAGCCGAATGGCCAGGCTGCCGAGGTGGCGGCGGCTGGTGAAAAGGACGCGGACGGTAGGCATATCAGGCAGCCGGGTTATTGCCGACGCCGGCCACTGCCGCCTGAATGGTGGCGATGGTCTGTTCGGCCAGCTGCTGCGCCTGCTCGACCTCGCCGGAGGCCATCAGTGTGCGGATCTGCTCCTTGGCGGCCAGTCGGGTTTCGCGGATGACGTACAGCGCCTCAGTGTAGGCAGCGGCCTCGGCCAGGATGCTGTCCGCCGCCTGCTCCGCGGTGCGGCCATTGATGGCCCAGGCGGCGACGGTGCGCGGCACCGCATCTGCTGGGTAGCCGGCGTCGGCGAATGCCTGAGCCTCGATGCGGGCGCGGTCGTATTCAACGGCCCGCAGCGGGTCGCCGGCGACCCGGGCTCGGGCTGCGTCGGCGGCGATGTCAATGCGAGAGCAAAGTCCATCAGCCGAAGGCACATAGGCCGGCGCATCGACCAAAATTGGCAAACCGGCAGGGTCATGGCTACGGACTTTGCCAGGAGCCGGATTAGCGATTACTGATTGATAGACCTCATCGGGTAGCTCAACCGCGTCCGAAGGGATCGATGTATGAAGGCCACGAATGTAGGTGGTTCCTGTCGATTTGCTGTACAGACGGCTCATACTAATACCCAACTGCGACATAGCTGATAGAGAAAGAGCCGGTCGAACTACCGACACCGATGTTGTCATACGCGACGACGGTGAACGAGGTGGCCGTGCATGTATGGACCTGCGCATACTCGACGCCGCTCGATACAGACGAAGTGCGGGTTATGGCTGCCCCGTTCGCATGGTTCGGAAAAGCCATGGGGAAATTGACGATCGCCGAGCTAGAGACAGTCGCAGTGCCCCATTGGAGTATTACTCCGGTCAACCAAGTCGGAAGTGCTATGTAGCCGTTCACTCCAAGACTGGCAGCAAACCCCCAGCGCAGCTTCTTCGGTGTCACCGCCACGTCATCCAGCAGGCCGGCATTCACTTCCGCCTGCGTACCAATGCGTAGGACTCCGCGCAGGACCTGGGTTGCGGATGCCGTGGCCGAGCGAAACATCTTCCAGATTGCGCCGACCAACTGAGTGCTTTGGCCCTCGTCGGGCTCGTCGCCCACTTCGCGTACAACGTTGAGGATCTCTTCCGTCACGTCGTTCGCCCACTTTGCTGGGTCTCTCGATGCTGGAATGCCCAGCAGCGGGTTGCCGTCAGTGAACTGGCCGTTGAGCAGGTTCACGCCGGGCTCTGATTTGGGGTAGTCCATCAGTTTCCTCCGTAGGTAAATAGCAGGATGGAGCCGGCCGGCTTGCGCTTGTGCAGCACGCATTCGAGCTGGCTGTCACCCCAGACCTGGTAGGGCTCGCCCATGGCGGCACGGCCGTGGCGGCGCTGGATGACCAGGCTGGCAGGCAGGTTGAGCTGCCAGGTGTCTTCCCAGTCTTCGCCGCCGTAGGGCTCGCCCATGCTGGCCCGGCCGTGGCGGCGGGCCTGATATTCGGTGATGGTGGCGTTCGGGTAGCCGAGCGCCTCGGCGAGAGCGAGGAAGTCCGGGCGGGCTTGGCCACCCAGGCCGATGAGGCGTGCCAGAACGGTGGCCGAGCGTTCCTGGAAGGTCTGGGCGCCCTGGACACTGCATTCGTCCGGCAGGCCGAGGGCGGCTTCCCAGCGCTCCAGCGTCTCGAAGGCCTCGCCGGCATCGGCTTCGCGGTAGAGGTCGTCGGCACGATGGTGGGCGCGGGCCATCGCTTCGCCGAAGGCACGCAGCAGGGTCTGCAGCAGGCTGTCCGGGTCCTGCGTCCAGGCGGCGCCGGGCGGCAGCAGCTGGCCGAGCAGGCGGCCGTAGTCATCGGCGGTCACGCCCATGTGATGCCTCCGAAGGTCGGCATCTGGCCGGTGCTGTGCAGCAGATCGGTGATCGGGAAGAGCACCGCGTTGTCCGTCTCGCCGCTGGCCAGGCTGACCGCCTCGCGGATGTGACTGAGCAGCAGGGTGGCGCCGGGTGCGGCCTCGCGGCGATGCAGGTCGCGCAGTTCGGCCTCGATAGCAACGCGCACTTGCAGGGTGTTTGGCACAGCGCGGATCTGGTACTGAACCGGCACTTCCACCGGTGGCAGTAGGTATACGGACCGCCGGCCTGCCGGGCGACGCTGCCCGATGTAGGCATCGGCGGCCTCCAGCACCTCGGCGCCGGGGATGGGGCTGTCCTGGTTGTCGCAGACCACGCGCACGACCACGCTGCCGGTGCCCTGCTCGTGCTCCGTGGCCCAGGCGCGGGTGATGGCGGTGTGCGACTCCAGCGCCCAGGTCTCGTAGTCGGCCAGGGTGCCGCCCTGGGGCGGTTCGGCCATGCGGCGATGGAGGCGATCGCGCAGGCCGGCGAGATCTTCCTGATCCGCACCGCCGGTGAGGCCGTCGGCACCCACGGTAGCTGCGGACTGGATGCCAGCGACCGGACTGACCAGCGTCAGGCGGGCGCCGGCTGGCAGGTTGCCTGCGCTGCCAGCGGTCGCGGCAGCGACTGCGACCTCGCCAGTGCTGGCGGTCAGGGCCAGGTCCTCGCGCACCGTATAGAGCTGGTCCTGGGTGAACTGCAGCGTGGTGCCGGTCAACAGCCTGCTGCCGGGGGTGCCGCTAATGGTGACCAGGCCACCGGCCGAGGTGGCGGCGCGATACCAGAGCTTGAAGCGGCGGGCCCAGCGCTCGACGCCCTCGGCGTCGGCCAGCTCGTCCGGCAGGAAGTTGCGGTAGCGGTAGTCGATGTGGGCATGCAGCCCCTGCACTGCGCCGGCCAAGGCGAAGGCGAGCACGCCCAGGGTGCTGCGGCGGGTGCGCGCTTCGGTGCCCGGCAGGTGCGCCTCGATGTCGGCGGCGATCTGCTGGCGGGTGGTGTTCAGGTCAGGGATGGAGAACGCCATCAGTGAGCCTCCCAGAGGGTATCGAATTGATGGTTTTCGGTGCGCCCGTCACGCCGGTGAATCGCCAGCTGCAGGCGCAGCCAGCCGCGGCGCGGGACGCTTACGGTGACTTCGGTGCGTGCGGCGATGCCGTCTTCGAGCGTCCAGGCGATGCTTTCCTGCCCATACTCGCGAGCACGGCGCAGGGTTTCGGCGATTTCCTTCTCGCGGCCGAGCAGCCAGAGGCGCGAGCCGATCTGGTCACCGCCTACGTCGGGCCAGGCGTCGCCCGGCCAGCCGCGGCGGTCGGTGCCGCCGCCGGGCAGCACGTCCTCGGCACGGGCCCGGTGATCGGAGAACAGGCTGATGACGGCGGGCGTCTGCAGGCCGTGATCGAGGGCGAGGTCCTTGCCATCGAGCACCAGGTCAGCGCCGAGGCCGTCCCAGCGCAGGGCAATGTCGGTCATTGCGGGCCTCCGGTGGTGCCACCGCTGTCGCCTGGGTGTTTATGGCCGGTCAGGCTGATGCCCGCCGCCACCTGGTCGCCGGCCGACTCGATGCGGCCGGTGGTGGTGATGAGTGGTGTCTCGAAGTGCGCGGCCTCGCTGGCCTTGACGGTGAAGACGCGGGTCTCGACCTCGATGGCGTTGCCGCGCTTGAAGTGCAACCTGTCGCCTTCGTCGGTGTAGATGGCCACCTCACCGGGCTCCAATGCGGTGAGGCGAAAGCGGCGATCGCCACAGGAGACCACCACGCTGTGCGCGCGATGGCCACCGACCGCCAGCACCAGGGCTTCGGCGCCGGGAAGTGGGTGGGCGGTGAAGCCGTAGGGTTGCCAGTGCTCGATACCGTCGAGGGTCTCCTCGGCCAGCAGCTTGACCTGCAGCGCCTGCATCTTGGCCGCGTCGTTGACCAAGGTGACGACAGCACGGCTGACCAGGTGGGCCAGGCCGCGGCGCAGCGGGCGTAGTACGCGATCAATACCAGGCATCGGTCGCCTCCGGCTCGGGTTGCGGGACGAGGGCGAAGGCCTCTTTCGGCATCACGGTCAGCTCGCAGCGTTCGCCCTGGTCGTCGAGCTGATAGGCCACCTCAGTGACCAGCCGCTCGGCGCCGCGCAGGTATTGGTAGGCGTCATAGACGGGGACGAGGCTGTTGGCGCGCCAGATCTCGCCGTTGCTCTGCCGGTAGCCGGCCAGGGTGTAGCTGACCGATTGCGAGCGGCCCCACCGCACGTTGCGTTCCCAAGTGACCTGGTCGCGGGCGGCCTTGCCGTCGATGGGGCCATCGGCGATGAGCGTCAGTGGGCGGTGGCGCGTCACGCGGCTGTCGCGGGAGCGGGCCAGCACGGAGGCGGCCTGCTCGCCGAAGAAGTCGTCGGACCCGGCGGCCTGGCCCTTGAGGCTGTACTGGCTGAAGACGTCGGTGCGGTCGCGGTTGCCGCTGGCCTGCAGGATGTTCTCGCCGAGCACCAGGGCGTCGTGCGCGCGGTACTGCCCGGCGCGGGTGATGATGAGGTTGCCGCAGCCGTCGGTGACCAGCAGCACGCCGCGGATGCGCGCGGCCTGGTCGAGCATCTCGAACACGCTCTCGCCATCGTTCGGCTTGAGGCTGCGGAACGGCGCATTGGCGCCGGCCTGGTCGATAACGGCGATACCAAAGGGCGCGCACAGCTCGCGCGCAACGTCGACCAGGCCGCGGCCGATGAACTGCATCGGCGGGGCCGAGCAGTCGACCAGGTCGGCTGTCTTGTCGCGGCCGCTGACGCTCACGCTGTGGCTATTGGCGTCGTAGCTCGGGCTGACGCGGTCGATGTAGCCGGTGATGAGCAGCTCGCCGTCGTAGTGCAGTGTGCACGGCGCACCCTCGGGGATCTCGCGGCGGCTGGCCTGGCCGGCCCAGCGCTCGGTCAACTGCAGCTCGAAGCTGCCGGCCAGCTGCTGCATGCCCAGGCCAATGCGGTAGCGCTTCCAGCCGCCCCACTGCTGGTTGCCGATGGTGAGCAGGACGTCAGGCATCTTTGAGCACCTCCAGCGCCTGGCCGCCGGGCACGAAGCCCGGATGCGCGACACGGTTGCGCGCGACGATCTCGCCGGCACGGCTGGCATCACCGTAGAGGCGATGGGCGATGACCAGCGCCGGCATGGTGGCGCCTGGCGTGAAGCGGGTGAGCGGTGCCAGGGAGGCGGAGCGGCGGTTGAGGTCGGTAACCAGCGCAGTGGTCAGGCCGGCCAGCGCGCGGTAGCGCTCGGGGCTGGCCTGCAGCTGCTGGCGGTCCAGCTCGGCGACCAGCACGTCGCGGGTGTCGACGGCCTCTTCGCGGTTGTTGTAGGTGAGACCGGGCAACGTACTGCCGGCGGTGTCGAGTGGCCGACCTGTCGCCAAGCGAGCAGCCTCGGCGACCGCAGCCCGCTCGATAAGGGTGTAGATCGCTGCCTGGTTGGTCGCCTGCTGGGCACGGGCCGGGGTGACATAGCCGTTGCCGCGCACCGGCTTCACCTTGCTGCCAATGTCGAACAGCGAGGTCAGGGCCTTAAAGGCACCGAAGGGACTGAGACCACCGGTCAGGCCGCGAACAAGCCCGAGTAGCCCAATGCCGAGGTTACCCGGCGAGAGGATTAGCGAGGCGATCGAACTGGTGAAACGCCCAAGCAGGGTGCCGAACTGGCCGCCTTGGGTGAGCAGGCCGCCCCCGGAAAGTATTCCGGTGGTGATGCCGTTTAGCGTGGCAATGGCCGGCGTTGCGTAGCCCAGCGCCGCCGCAAAAGCGTCACCGATAAAACCGGATGCAGTACCGAGTGCTGCAATCGCATGTCCGGCCACGCTGCTGGCAAATCCTACAACAGCCCATTTTCCTTCGAACTCTTCTACCGACTCGGCCTGCACCAGGTCGGCAGCGGAGTTGACCGCCGCGCCGGCCAGCGGCTGGCTGTCGGGGCGCGGCTTCTCGCCGGCTTCGACGAAGTTCTGGGTAATGCGCGCCAGGCCGCCCTGGTCGAGGCTCTCCTCGATGCTGTAGTCGCCGAGCGGGGCCACGTACAGCTCACCGTAGAACGGGTGCATCAGCGTGCCGGGGCCGGAGGCTTCGAGCGCCTCGATCAGCTCGTCGCGCTGAGCCATGTAATCGGTGCCGATGACGGTCATCACCAGGTTGAACTGGCGGGCCTTGCGGCCCATGTCCTGGGTGCTTGGCGTGTCGCGCAGCGGGAATTCGTCCAACACGGTGCGGCGGCCGCCGGTACGGGTGGCGCTCTTGAGGTGGAAGGGGACGCCGCGGAAGGCACCGGGGCGGTAGTCGTCGCGCCAGGCCATGTCAGCCTCCTACTCTCGAACGGCCGGTGAGCACGGTCATGTCCAGGCCGTCGCTGTTCATCTGTGTGACGCGCGCCTTGGTCTCGCCCTCGATGCGGATGGTGAGTTCGGATGCCTTGTTGTTCACAGCGATGGCGTTGCGGGCGTCTTCGCTGAAAGGCGAGATGGCGTAGGCCACGGCCTTGCCGATGGCATCACCGACAGCGGTGCCATCGATCAGGTAGTCGTTGAGCAGCGTGCCGACGCCGTAGCCGGCCGCGCCTGCACCCGCAACGGCTGCGCCTGCGGTGGCCATGGCGCCGGAACCCATGGCAGGTAAGGCCGTCACTGAGGTACCTAGTAACGACTTGAGCCACGTCATGGTCTTTGGGCTGACCAGGTCGCCGGCTGTGTCGGCCAGTTTTTCGGCAGCGCCGAGATTGCCGCCGAGGCTGTCCGGCATGTTGACGACGTACACCGGCTGCACGCCGGCCGCTTCCTCCAGGGCCTTGCCGGTGGCCACGCCGGCAGCGGTGCCGCCGAGCTTGCCGGCAATTCCGGAGATGGCTTTGCCGCCATAGCGGGCCGCGCCGAACAGCCCGGCTGCGCCTACTGCACCGCCGAGCAGCATGTCCTTGCCGTCCAGTCCCAGGCCGCCGCTTTCCTTGCTGTCCATGCCCCACTTGATGAGGCCGCTCAGGGTGTCGTTGACCGGCTTGGCGAAGCCGTCGGCGGCTTCGCGCAGCGCGCCCTTGAGGCGGTTGGTCTGGTCGACGGCGTTGCCGATCGCGTCCGGCAGGTCGCGGGCGATGGTGCCGCTGGCGTCGCGGACTTCGGTGAAGACCTGGTCCAGCTTCCCCAGCGAGTCGGCGTCGAGCAAGGTCTTGAGGCCGCGCTGCGTGTCCAGATCCGTCTTGCCGAAGGCGTTGTTGATGAACTTGAAGCGCTGTGCATCGGTGCCCAGCTTGTCGTACTTGGCCTTGATGTCGTTGATGACTTCCAGAGCGTCCCGACGTGAGCCGTCCTTGTCGAAGAACTTGATGCCGGTCGCCTTGGACGCGGACTTCATGTAGTTCGCGTTGGTGAACACGCGCAGGGTGCTGTCGGTGAGCGTGGCCAGGCGCTCGGCGTTGGGCTCGACCAGGGACAGCGTCTCGACCAGGGCAAGCGTCTGGTCGAGGCTCAGGTTGGAGGATTTGGCGTTGCTACCGACGCGGGCAAAGATGTCCGGCAGGTTCTCCAGCTCGGCGTTACCGGCGCGGCCGGCGACCACCATCTTGTCCAGCAGCAGGCGGGCTTCGCCCTCGGCGCTTCCGTCGCGCAGGCGCAGCTCGTTGCGGGTGGCCATGTCCAGCTGGAACCAGGACGCCTCGCGGTAGTTGAAGGCGGCGGGCAGCCACTCGCGACCCAGGCGCTGCCAGTCCAGCTCGATGCAGGAAAATCCCTTGCCGATCGCATCGAGCAGATCGAACAGCAGATCCTCGAAGTCGGGCAGATCCTGCAGGACTTCGTTGAGCCAGTCGGCCTCGGCCTGTTCGGCGGCGCTGGGGTCGCGCGGTGGCAGCACGGCCCAGTCAACGGTGGTCAGCGCGCGGCGGCGCTTGCCCATCTCGGCGAGCAGGTGTTGTCGCGGTACCAGCCCTCGGTGAGCATGACCTGGTCGATGCGGGTGTGGCCGTAACGCACGGCCGCCGCTTCGGCGATCGCCTGGCCGTTGCCGCGGGCGTCGTTCTTGCCGCCGAGGAAGTTGGGTAGCCGGTCGACGATGAAGAAGAGGATCTGCTCCTGCTGCTTGAACGGCACATTGCGCAGCTCGACCTGAAAGGCCTGGCGGCGGCGCAGGTCCTGTTGCTGCAGGAGCGGCACGATGACGGAAAGGTCACCGCTGCGGCCGAAGTCCATGCCGTAGAAGCTGCGCGCCTCGCGCGGCATCTGCTCCAGTAGCGGCAGCAGCTCACGCTCGCACCAGGACAGCGAGTCGGCCAGGCGCAGCTGCTCGGAGATGGTCTCGTAGCCCTGCGGGTACGGCTCGTGGAATGAGAACTGTCGCGTGCTAACGCAGCTGGCGTTCAC